TTTATTGTCTTCCATATGCTTAAACCTCCTTCATGTGTTTTTTTTGTTTTGCATAATCTTCTAATGACACTCCTAATTTTTTGGCGATAGCAACTTCAGAAGGGGTGAGACTGATAGTTTTGCGACTTTGTTTTACACTTCGCGTCGCCGACGCTACTCTCTGTGCAGGCTTTGTCGATTCACCTTTTATATTTGTATCATTATTAGTATCAAATTTATGCGGAAATTCAAGCCTCATTCTTTTATCAATTTCAACATAATATTCATCAGATTTCGGATCATATCCTTCCTCATCAACTAGTGTTTTGTGTAAATCAAAAGCCGTATAAGTCATAGCTCTATCCGTACCAAACCATCTATTATTAGTTGCCCAAGACTCTGCTTTTGGATCTACTTCTCTAACAGGTTCTGGTTGTCTAGGTTGATAAGTTGGAATTACGGTCTCATTTTTAACAGCTTTTTGTTCTTCTGCTATTTGAGAAAGTTCCTGTAATCTAACTTCTTCATAACCCAATCGTGATATTTCTTTTTGAATATCTACTTCAGCATTAACATCGCCAGCCTCTCTAGCTTGAGCTAGTTTAGACTTTTGTGCATCTAAAAGTGATTGGATTTTACTTTGTCTATCTTTCATAGACGATGTTTCCAAAGAAGAGTATTTTTTTGATACTTCTTCCGCTTTCTGTTTTTGCAATCTTGCAAATTCAATGGCTTCATCTCTTTGTCTTTGAGCTTCTCTCCATTTACCAGTAAGCTTAGCTATTCTTCTTTGAACATCTTTACTGTAGTTTTCTAATTCTTTATCTTTCGATTCTTTCTGATCGTCTTCACCTTGCTCCTCGCTGCTAGCTTCTTGCGGCTCGGGGCTAGTGTCTAGCTCCTTAGTTTCAACTTGTTCTTCAGTTTGTGCATCATCTTTTAATTCAACTTCTGCACTTGGTCCTGAAGTGTCTATATCAACCATCGGAGTGTTCTTGTTTTCTTGTTCTTGCATAGTCTCCTCCTATGTTATATGTGGTGCAACACAGATTCTGGATCTTTAATAGTTCCTAGAACCTCGTCGTCGTTAAGAATACGGACTTCTCCGCCTTCTATTGGTAAACGTGATCCTGCATATCTTGCAAAAATCACCCAATCTTTTTCTTTACACCAAGCGCCTGATGGAAACTTATCTTTGTCTTTATAAGCTTCTGGGCCTATCTTTAGAACGTAACCACAGTTCACTGCGATTCTTAATCTATCTAAAGTTTCTTGTGCAACAATAATTCCACCTTTAGTTTTATCTTTAGGTGTGAATGGTAAAACTAATAACCTCCAACCAGTTGGTTCTGGAAGTTCATCAATAACAGAATCAACATTAGTTTCGTCAACTCTTTTACTTTGTTCTATTTTATCTTGTTCTTTATATTTTTCTTCAAGTGCAAGTTTAGTCTTCGGGACTTCCTTGGAACTTGATGACGTTTGTGTCGTCGGGTTGCTCATTTTTTTCCTCCTTTGGATTTAGCAGGTTTGAGATTTCCTGTTCTATTAATTGTAAGGCATGTGCCTGTCCTAAAAGATATCGATATTGTTCCATATCTCTTACTCCTCCAGCAACCATAGTGTCACCTATCTGCTGATAAGAATCTCTTATTTTTTTTCTAAGTGTGGGTACAAATGTTTCTAGGGTGTAGTGTTCTGCCATTTAGCAATTCCATTTTCTAAGACTCTTGTTAATCCTAGAGTTTGGATCGCGTGCAGTTTTTGCAGATGTTAATCTTTTTTTCATACCTGTCATACGTGCGCAGAACGATTTTCTACGATTAGCAGCCTTAGAACCTTTCTTTAATTTAGACGGTTTCGTTGTTACAGCTGTTTTTAATTTAGATCCAGGATTAGCAGCTCTATAAGATGCAACCCCTTTTCTATTTAAACCACCGCTAGGTGATTTGCCTTCTTTTCTTTGCCATGCAGCAGTTCTTGCCATTATATCATACCCTTATAGTATTTTTTATAACTTGGATTTCCTACTGTTGTTCCATCAACATCAAGTTTGATGAAACTTCCAATATAGCCACCTGTAGCAGCTTTTGTTCTTTTTGTAAAGGTTTTAACGTTAGTTGGTTTAGGACCGGTATTACCCGCAGCTCTTTTTCTTTTTACTGCAGAAGCTTTTTGCGAAGATGACATTGATCTTGCTTTTGCAAGTGGTACACATTTTGGATAAGCTCTTTTAGAACCTTTTGATCTTCCGCAAGGTTGATACTTACCATCTTTTTTAGGAGCTCCAATGTCTACCCATTTTTCTGCTACCCACTTACGTAGTCCCATTATTTTACGCTTATTTTACTGTAATCACCTTTTTGAAAATCAGGTTTGTTTTTCTTTTTTCCAAAAATTTTTTTAGCAGTAGATACTGCTGATCCGACTGGAGTTAATGCAGATGCTACTTTTCTAAACCCTTTTTTCAATCCTGCTTTTCTTCTAGCTTTTTGTCCCTCATTGAATCTTTCTTTTCTCATTGGGTTAGTTGTTCTAGTTTTTTTACCAAAGGCAGATTCCAATCTTTCTTTTCTAGAAGCCTCTTGTCTTTTTTGTTTACTGTCCATTTTATTTTCTCCTTATGCGTTTGATACTCTAAACTTTTTTCTTTTTTTATATTTCATATATTCACTACCAGGAATTTGTGGAGTCTTTCCACCCTTAACTGGACCGGTTGTCTTTTTACCTTTTACGTTAGTTTTTTGTTCATCAAAGTAACCACCGTCTTTAGCTTTTTTTCTTTTACCACCTGGTTTTATTTTACCAGAACAAACCGCAGATCCATACATATTAGCATATGCAGATGGATATACTTTGAATTTTCTTTTTGCAGCAGCTTTACCTTTTGCACAAAGTTTAGCCATGATTACTTACCAAATTTTTTTACTTCAGGTCTTACTGCGCCGAATCCAGTTAGTTGAGCATGATTAGTAACTCCACCATCCATCATCTTTGCTCTTCCACCTTCTTTATAGCCCATAATTTTTTTAGCTACATCGGGTCTTTCTTCTGCTAAAGCATTCATACCTTTTGAAGGGTACTTACCTTTTTTATTTTTTTCCATAATTAACTCGCTGTGTTTTTTATTTTTCTAGATTTTGAAAAAGCAATGTTTTTCTTTTCCTGAGGAGATACATTACCTTTTACAGCTTCTGTTCCTTTTTCAGGTTTGCCTTTTATGAATCCAAAACCAGGCACTTGTTTGTTAAATCTTTTATTTGCCATTATTTTTTCCTCCGTTAGTTTTGATAATGTCCGTTGCTTTGATTCCGTATATCGCTGCAACGACTGAAATCCAAAGACCGGTTATCCACCAAGGCATAGCAGATAATTTCTCAAAATACAAGTCAAGTTTGGCTTCAATCTCTTTGTCTTCAGCAAAAACTGCGTACGCTAAGACCGCCAATGGACTTGACAAGACTAAAAGTACAAATTCGTCCTTCCAGTCGCCTTTTTGATTTTGAGAAATCTGTCCACTGTACTCAATTTCTCCGCGTTTCATCTTTTCAGCATGAACAATTCGTGCTTCAGACATAATTATTTCAGATTTTTTCTTATTTTTGTAAATTTCAGCACCAGTTTTAAGTGCAGTGCCTATTATTGACCATGGAAACATAATTAATTCCTTTGATTTCTTAATTTAGAAGCTAAAATTGTTTTTTCAATCGAAGTATCGGCTCTTAACTGTGCTAAATCTTCATTTTGTTGTAATTTTTCGTCAGTTTGCATCTGATTCATCATTGCTTTCATCTTATTTAGGTTAATTTGCTCGTCATCAACCTTTTTCTTACGTGCATTTTCTTGTGCTCTGATGTCAAGTTCTCTTGCTCGTAGTTTTGCAATAGGATCATTGTCAAATTGTGAAGTAATTTCTTTTTCTTCCTTCATAAATTCTTCCATCATCTCTGCAATTAAGACTGCTTTTCTAGCTTCAATCTTTTCTGAGATCATTCTAGCTTGCATTTGCATTTGCTGAGCCATTTGTGGGTTCTGTTGCATCATTTGTTGCATTTGTTGAAGTTGTTGCATCTCATTTTTAAACTCAATTTCAACTTGTTCTTGAGCCATTAATGAAATGTGTTCAAAAATATTTTTTTCTAATGACGCCATAACTACCGGATTATTTCTAGCCATGTTTGTTGCCATGAAATTTAAGTGTGCCGTCATGTGTGCTCTATGATCTTGACCAGGAAAAGCTTGGTACGGTTTCCCAGCGAGAGCATCAATGTGTTCTAACGCTGGGTCCTTTGGTTGTGGTGGTTGTGGTCTAATTAATACTGTGTCAACGTCTTTAACACCAATCGCTTCATACATGTTTCTGTATGCTTGATACAAATTATGCATTTGCGGATTTGACATTGCCAGTTGCAGTTCTGTTTGCGCTAGGGAAATACGCTGTGTCTGTGAGAAAATGTTAGGGTCAGCAACTGGCAGTATATCCACTCTATCATCAAAGTCTGATTGTTTAATCATTTTTTGACCCCCAACTACATCGTATGGATATTCTGCAGGTAAGTATAATCTAAATACTCTTGATAAAATTCTAAATTCATTTTTTAATGCTGCGTAAATTCTTTTATGGATAGCAGACATTGTTCTACTACCTCTTTCAAGCAATGCCACAGTCGTGCCCACAGCTGCTTGTTGATTCCCATCACCTACTTGCAGGTCCGCTATGGAAGCGAATCTTTGTCCTGCATTTACCACGACTCCCATTAGTTGTAATAAGGTTTGAGAAGGCTCTTTGAAAGGAAGAGTCATAAAAGCATCTCTTATGTTTCCTCCAGGAGCATCTACATCTCTGAATTCACCAGGTTGTATTGCTTGTGCATCATCTCTAATTCTGATTCCTCTTTGTTTGAAACCAGCCGGTAAGTTAGATAATGTTCCGGCATCGAGTAATTGTCTTAATGCTGAAGTTGCAGTTCTTGATAATCCACCAATCATGTGAATTAAACCAAAACCGTAAAAACCTAAGCCAGGTAAAAATTTAAAATGTACAAAGTATTGTATTTTAGATTTCTTTGGATCGTTTTGTTCGTAGTTTCTTCTAATAGATAATATCTCTCTAGAATTTTCTTCAATTGTTACAATGTAAGGTAACTTAATTCCAGTTGGTTCGCCATCAGGTCCAACATCTTCAAAACCTTCTAAATCTAAATTAACATGACATTCTAACAAAGTAAAAATGTCATCGTCTCTTCCAGTTTTAACTGTGCCTTCTAATTCTAATTCTTTTTTCTCAACATCAGTTAAATTATCGTGACCTGCTTTTAATTCTACATCTCTATAGAAACCTGCCACTTGTTGTTTTCTTAATTCATTTTCAGAAATTTTAATTCGATGAATAATTGCTTCCGCATCATCTAATGAGGTAGCTGTGTACGGAACAATTAAATCATCTGCTGGAACGAACTTTGATACTGCTCTTTCCAATAAATCATCATAGTAAACTTTTTTAAATGCTGAACCTGCAAGAGGTAAATAAAATAACATTTGATCAAACTCCGGTTCGTATTCTTTCATTTGATCCATCAACTGATAGTTCATGAAATCTTTTACACGATTAGACTGTTGAGTTTTTTCTGGAGTTTGTACTCCAATAATTTGTGTTCTTACTGGTCCAGTGGCTGGGAGTAACTCTTTATAAGCCAACGCCTGAAACTGAGTAACTGCTTCAGCAAGCACCGGATGAGTGGCACCCGAAGCACCGGCGAAAGGTTCCGTCCTGTTTTCATATTTAAATCCTAATAGTTCTAATCCTTGAGTATAAGATTTTTCCCAATCTTTTCTAGAACTTTTATAGTCTTGATAATTTTGATAAAGTGTAGAAGATAAATAACCTAACTCTCTTTCATCTACAAAGTCAGCTAAGTTTGCATTGAAGTCTGCTGCTTCTGATTCTTTTAATGCATCGGGATCAAAATTAACATCAACTGATCCATCTTCTAATTCTGTAATTTCAGCTTCACCAGGTTTTACCTGTTCCATTTCTTCTGACATTTCAACGGCTAAATCTTCCGTTGTTTCTTCAGGTTGTACTTTTATATTTGGTAGAGCCTTGTCTATATCTGCCATTATTTTTTTCTCCAGATTGTTTGACTGTTTTAACAGTATTATATAATAAATTCAAGCCTTGTGGATTAGGTCCTCTTTTTGGTGGTGGGCCACTCTTCTTCCCATATTTATATGGTGTATTAGTCATAATCAGAATAATCCTGATAATTTAAATCATAATCATTAGCATCATCTGCAGTCATTCCATATTTATTTTCTAAATAATTTGCTTGCTCAACTTGATCCTCATTAATTTTAGCTACTTTTTCATTTTTAATTTTTCTTACCTTTAAATCTTTTTCATCTAATTTACCGGTTCCGTATTGCTTTAAAGTAGAAACATCAGAGTTTAAATCTTCAATTGCGTCTACAACATTCTCCCCATCAAACTCTATATCATAATCATCTGGGCCCATTCTAATTCCTCTAGGTTCTGCTTCTGAAGCTTGAAAGTATGGACCTACTTTAGTTCCGTCTTCTTGAATATATCCTGGTTTATAAGTAAAAGATATTGTGTCTTGACCCATATTTGTTGGTGAATCATAATCTAATCTAATTGCACCTGTTTCTAAATCCCTAACAACTCTAGCTCCTTCCTGTTCTCCTAATTTTTGAACGTGAATAATTTCTCTTTCCTTAGTTGCAAATTGTTTTGTAAGATCTGCTCCTTCTTTTATAACTTTATTAACAACTGCATCAAACCATTCTGGTTTTCCAGAAATAGGTGCAGTTGTAACAACTTCCTTTGCTGCTTCTTTACCTGCAAATTTAACAAAACCACTTTTAGCTGCAGCGATAGAAGATGCTAGTGCTCCTATTACTTTTAAGAATCCTCTTCTTGTCATTCCGCTTCCACCATCTTTGAATCCTACTCGTCCTCCTCCTGCATACGCTGCATAGAAAGGAAATGGTTCTTCAGTATTTATATTTTCTTTAAAGAAAGGAAGATCCTCTTCGTATTTTTTTAACAATATATCATCTATATCTTTATCGTACTCAACATACATTCCCGGTTTTATTTCTCGTCCATAATATTTTGAAATTTGATCATAAAATAATGGACCAAGTTCTTTTTTAAAATCTTCAAATGTTTTTCCGTACTGTCCTCTTACTTCTTCTTCAACTTCAGACAATTCTCTTTGTTTAGCTTGCTCTGTTGCATATGGATCTCCTTCTGATAATGGATCATCCTCTGACATACCTAAAGCTTTATCATATTTAGCTCCTGCTCTTTTCTTTCTAAATTCTAGCTCGCTTTTCATGTAAGCTTGTTGCTGCTCAGTTCCTGGTTTTAATACTTCTATAAGTTCAGGTATTTCATCTTTAATAGATTCTTCATAATTTTTAAATTTAATATATTGTTGTTCTTCAAAATCTGTACCAATTGAATTTTGATAATTTTTTTGTAATTCATTATACTGATCTAATTTTTGTTTTGCGTTGTAGTATTCTTGAGCTAAAGGATCATCACCAACAATTATTTCTTGTCTCATATCTTCACCAGATTTAGAACTAAACATTCCTCCTAAGAAAATTGTATTATCTGCCCAAGCTTCTTTAAAAGGTTTATCATTAATTAACATATCCCAACCAATTAACAGTCCTTCAATACCACCTTCTATTGCAAGACCAACAGGGCCTCCTAATGCAGCTAAGGTACCTGCTCTTGCTTTACCTACAGTTTTAGTAATATTTTTAGCTGCGTTTTTAAATTTATTTGCTGCAGATTTTTTCTGTAAATCTGTTCCTGTTTTTAATTTCTCTTGTTCTTTAAACACATCATTTGCTAGACACTCTAAATCAACTTTACCTCCAACTTTTCTTCTACATCTAAATCCACTATTTTTAAGTGGTTCAACCAATCCTGGATTTTCTTGTAATTTTTGTTCAAGCTTTAATTTATCTGATTCCATTCTAGCTTTTTCATTTTCAATCTGATAAGGCATTTGAGCTTTTGCTAGATCAATATCTGCTTGAGATAGATCCTTAACATCTTTATCAATTAAACCCATACCGAGAGTATTAATATAATTTACACCTGTTACTTTTGGTTTTAAGGTAAACTCATCTATATGTATTCCTTGTAATCTGCCGTCCGTCATTGCAACTACATCTGATATTTGTTTATTCAAATCAGATAATTGATTTGAAATTTCTATTGGAACTTTGTTATATTTTCTTGCATCCTTAACTAATTTATTTTGTTTATCATATAATTTAGTTAACTTATCTTCAAAAGACTGAATAACTTCTCTATTTATATTAGGAGATTCAATTCCTAAATTCATAATATTATATAATTCATTTGTTTTTTTAACTTGTTTTAAACTAAGTCTATGAGCTTGATCTAATCCTTCATTCATTTTTCCTTCTCTTAAATATCTTTCAATATCTAAATCAGAAACTTCTTCAATTAATTTATTTCTTCTATCTCTTATTTTTTTTGCTTGAATATCTTTTGGTTCTTTAGAAAAACTTTCTTGTAATTCTTCTGTATAACCAGGTTTAACTTTTATTTTATTTTCTTTTTTTAAAGTATCTCTAATATTACCATATTTCTGAATAGCACTTTCTATACTATCTTCTGGAAACAATTTTTGAGCTAAACTTTTAGTAGAAAGTTTTTTATAATTATCTATAAATATTTTTTGTAACTCCGGATCTTGGGTGTAAGAAGAGAGGTTAGGTGTTAATTGACCATAAGTAACTTTATTTTTTCTCAATAACTTTCTGATTGGATTAGGTGTTTTTAAATTATAATCAGAAGCAATAGTTTCTAATGTTTCTCCGTTTTTAATTCTATCAACAATTTTATTATAATCTTCTTGAGGTAGTTTAGTTCGTTTAGCAATAGCTCCTTCTATTCTACTTTGTTTAAAAGCTTCTGCTTCTGCTTCTGTTGCAAAATATTTAGTTCCATCAACTGCTTTATATCTCCAAGGTTTCTTTGGATCAGGTGGTTCTTTTAATTTTTTAATTTTAGAACCTGTTTTATATTTTGAAAGATGGTCTGCTATAGCTTCTAAAGCTTGTTGTTTTCCTTCTTCAGTATAAGGAAAAGCTCTTCGCATTGCTTTTGAAAAATCTGATCCCATAACTTTAGCTTGATATCTTTTACCACCAGTTGGGGTATCATATGAAAATAAATAAGGTTCATCTAATTTTGTTTCATTTAGTCTTGAATCTGAAAACCCTTCTCTCGTTCCTAAATCATTTCCTTCTATGACTCCACCACCAATTGCAAACGTGTCTCTAGCTCCTAGCTGCACGTCGCTAGGGTCTGGTAACGTCGGATCATAAACAACAAAATTACCGTCCAAGTATTTCTTAGGACGCATGGCCTTTTTATATTTGCCTAAGTCCATTTAAAACCCCGATAAGTAACTTAAGCCGCCTCCAGCTTGTTTAGTTCTGTCTGTTATGTTTTTAAGTATTGATAAAATTTCATCAGGTGATTTACCTCTTCTCATTAATTCAAAAGCTTGATCTAGTGTAGCAAGCACTTCTGCTTTTCTTTGTGGATCTGGGTCGTCAACAATAAATGTAATTAAGTTATCATCAATACCAGGATACTTTTGTTTTAATTCAAAACGTTCTGCCATTTTAGGTGCAATAGCTTTCATTTCATCTAATTCATTTTTCATTGGCTTATCTACACCTACTTCTTTTAAAAGTTTTTCTTCTTGTTCATAACCAACTAATTCTTCTATTTCATCTCTAGTCATTAATTGACTCTCACCAGACATTTCCATTTCTTCCATTTTCTTTTCTAAAAATTCTTTTCTACCTTTTTCTCCTGGCTGTGGATCTAATCTGCCAGCTTGATAATCTCTGTACATTGCAGCTTCATAATCTTTTTGTTCTTTTAAAATTCTCATTGCATCACGAAGTGTACCATCAAAGTCAGTAATATATTCTTCTGTTAGATCTACACCATAATCATCTAAAAACTGAGCAATCTCTTCATCAGTCATTTGTTTGTTTGGATCGGGATTTCTTTCCATAAAGTCATCCATCATTTGTTTTACTTTTGCACTTTCGGGTCTTTCAATTTCATCGGCAGTTTTAATTGTGCCTTTACCAAATTTTTTGTTAATCATTTCTATTAACGCCTCAATTCCTTCAGCTCCTTTTTTAGCTCCACCACCTGCAAAACCAACTCTGCCACCTGTTGAAAATTCTTGAATCATACTTTGATACTCTTGAACTTTGTTATTGAAATAATCTATCAAATTGCTTCTAACCCCATCTATATTTCCACCGTAAGATATTTGTTCTGCTATCTCTTCAATTCTATCGTAAGCAATCTGTTTATTATTCATTTGTTCTTCTGGACCCATTTTATAAGATTGCGCAACTAACTGTGCAACTCTATCAATATCATCATTAACACTGTTAGGATTAGATGGAACAGAAGGTAGACTCATAATACCATATTCATCTTTTGTAGGTCCTCCATCTTGATAACCAACTCTACCCCCTTTAGCAAATTCTTCCGGGTCACCTTCACCATATAGAAGATCATACATTTCTGGATCTTTTTGTTTTAATTCTTCTTTGCTTACTCCTTTAACTCTATCTTTATACTCTTGCATAATTCTGCCAGCTTCCCTTGTGTTTGCTTTCATTTCTAATTTTTCTGCTTCCGTTAAAGGTCTTGCATCAACATTTTTTTCAATTGTTAAAAGTAAATCTTTCGGTGTGGTTCCTCTACGTAAAGCCGGTTCCATTTCTTGAATAGCTTCCATTGCATCTGGTCCATAATTTTCTAACCATAAATCTAACGGATCTCCTTTTGCTTCACCTTTGATAATAGCTGCTTCCTCTTCCGATACTTTTAAAATTCCTTTTTCTAAATCATCTAACATTTTATATCTAACTGCAGATCTCATTACTCCTGTTTGTAACTTTTCTCCTTGTTGAATACCGGGTACATTTTTTGATTGCTCTCTCAATCTTTGTGCAGCTCTTGTTAAGTTACCCATGATAGAACCTTCATCAACTCCTTCCGGTAGCCCGAAGTCAGTTTCTAGCTGCTCGATGCCTTCTTTAGAAATAGGTTTCTTAGTAGTGATGTCAAACATCTCTGC